ATTAAGAAGCTTCGCACGAAGCAGGCAAACACAAGTATTGCTGTAGCTGGTGGTGCGGTCACTATCCCTCAGGGCGACGTGGATGATGTTGAGTCCTACGTTGACCACGTCATTGAATTTAATCAAGCAAAGCTTGAACATGTGCCGGTTCGCCGTCTACGTGTAGACCCCTCATGCCGTCGTGGAGAAATTTGGACAGCCGGATGGGCCGGTCGTCTGATTTACCCGAACACCTACGACCTTGACAAGCTCCGTGAGACCGATGGTTTCGAGATTCCGACCCGTGAGGAGCTAATTGCCCTCACCACCCCCATGAAGATGGACGGCTCGTCTTCCAACGTGCTGGACACGCAGGGTGCCAACACTGGCAACCCCATCTTTCAGCAGTCGGTGACGCCTCAGAAGGCGTACCCCGAAGACTACGACTACAGCAAGGCTGACCCACTCGCGAAGAACTGGGAAGTGTTCGATTACTGGACACCGTACCGTCACGTCATGGTGCTTGAGAACCAACACATCATTTACAACCAGCCCCACACCATGGGCAAGATTCCGTTCCTCAGCTTCGTCTTCCGTGAGGCTCCTGACTCCTTCTATGGCTATGGTCTCGGTTTTTGGCTCACCGATTACCAGCGCATTGCTCAAGGAATTGTGAACGCCTTTTTTGATGACGTGAACCTCAACCTGATGGGCACTTACACGACCGATGCGGGCATGAACAACACCGCTCAGGCGCAGTGGATATTCCCCGGCAAAATCATGAAGGCCGACCCCGGCAAGAAGATTGAGCCTCTGACTCGTAACTCAATTGGCATGGAACCCCTCGGCATGATTGAGCAGATTAAGTCATGGGCTACTCAGGTTTCCGGTGCTGGTATTTCCGTTCAGGGTGTGAACTCTGGCAAGGCTGGTGACCTTCGTACACCCGGTGCGGCTCAGGCCATCATCGGTGGTGAGAACGTCAAGAGCAGCGATTTGATTGACCAGATTTGTGACAACGTCTTCGTGCCCTTCATTGAATTCATCATTGAGCAGAACCACCGGTTGAAGCCCTCGCAGATTAAGCAGTGGCTCAGCGATGAGCTATCTGCATCGTTCAAGAAGGTGGACCCGCTCTCCGTGGCCAACGGGCAGTACAAGGTTACTGTGTCGGCTGCTACCCGCATGCGTGCCCGTCAGCAACTCAACACACTGATTGGCTTCGTTCAGACGCTCATTCAGGCTCCGGGCGTTCCTGAACTGCTTGGCGTTCAAGCGATGAAGATTGACATCGCCGAATTCTACAAGGCTGTGATTGACAGCACCGGCTTGCCGTACAGGGAGAACATCATCAAGCCCATGGACGATGAGGACAAGCAGCGTCTTGCCGCATCGCAGAATCAACCTCCACCGCTGGCTCAGAAGATTGACCTTGAGACCAAGGCCAAGAAGGACATCGACAACAACCAAGCCGAGAATCGCCTGCTGTTGAAGACAGGTGAGGCAACGCTGAAGAGTAATCAACAAGACCAGAAACATCAACACACCGTGGAGGAGGATGCCCTCAACCGTGCTTCACGGTCGGCATTTGAGACCTCCGATAAGAACTTCATCGGTGGTGGCGGACAGGGAGAAGTCTAATGGTTACCGTTGACAGGCCGTATGAGCAAACCATTTCGTTGGCCATTGACAAGGCCAACCGGCTCCATTCGCTTAGAGCCCACCCCGGCTTTAACGACTTAGTGGCTCTTTCCGAGGAAACGGTGAGGATTGCTGAGCGGGAATTGGTTGAATTTGCCGGTTGGGATAAGGACGAGTTAGTAGCCCGGAGCATAGCGTTCCGTGCGGCTAAGAAGTCCCACGAACGGCTGTTCATGGGTATTATGCGAACGATTCAAGAAGGCATTGAAGAAGCGGCTATACTCCGGGGCTCGGAAGACCCCTATAGCCGTGAAGCCGTCGAAATGGCTGACGAGCTTCGGTTGAAGGTGTTGCAGCACGCAGAGGCAACAAATTATGAGACCCGCATTCCGGGTAGTTATTGAGGAGTAATATGGCAAACGAACCAACAATCGTGAAAGAAGTTCCGACACCGGGCGTAGCACTTACAGAAACCCCGGAGCTACAGACAGCACTAGACGCTACAGCATCGTTCGAAGACATCAAGGCTCTCTTGCACACCGAAGCTGACAAGCAGGGCGTGCCTTTGGCGAAAGCCGCAGAGGTCAAGGTAGAGGCGAAGCAGGAATCCAAGGAAGCTGAAAAGGAAGTCTACTACGATGACATCGTCATCGGTGGGCGCAGCTATCACTTTGAAGGCGACTCCCCTGCGGATATTCTCCGCCAGATAAAGGCCGCTAACTCGGCTCACGAAAATGCCACCAATCCTGAGAAAAAGACCGTTGATACAGCCGCCAAGAAGGGCATGACCAACGATGAGAAGGTTGCTCTCGAACTGGATTACCGGATGGGCAAGATAGGTCTCGATGAGTACCTTGATAAGTCCGGTGCTCTCGACAGCTACTTGGAGAAGAAGGGTGTAAAGACTGAGCAACTCAAGGAAATCGTTGCTGAGAAGGTCAACCGAAAGGAAGTCGATGCGTGGGAAGCCGCCACTAATGAGTTCCTCCAAAGCCATGGTAAGGACGAATGGCCGGGTGGAGACCAGAACACCAAGATTATGGCTCTCAAGCTTGCTGAACTGGGTCTCAATGGTATTCCTTCCGTCGAATCCCTGAACAAGGCATTTGTGGCGATGAAAGCTGACAACCTGATTTTCCCTGTAGCGGCTGTAGAGACTAAGACTGCCGAAAGTCAGCCGAAGAAAAAGCAACTTTCTGGTTCTTCAGTGTTCGGCATGGTGGGCGGAGCCGGTCGTGACCGTGGCACCGAGAAGTCAACCGGAGCGTTGCCTCAGATTCCTGACAACATGCATCCACGCGACATTTTGGAGCTATTTAAATCGACGGCACAAGCCAATGGTCAGAATCCCGACCAAGTCTTGTACGAGGCGTACCAACATCGCAGGTAACCGCAGTATTAGCCTACATGCCTTTTAAGGGTTGGAGAGCACCATTCACGGGTTGCATCGATTGTGGTGAGACGGATATTGCGCAGATGCGCAAGACTTCTTACCGTGGTCGCGGTTACGGAAATCGGTGCAACCCGTGCTATAGGAAGAAATACCCATACCCCCTAGATAAGAGCAAAGGGTATCACCTCAAGCGCAAGTATGGGCTTACACCTGAGCAAATAGACGCACGACTAGCGGAGCAACAAGGCTTATGTGCTCTCTGCGGTAAACCACCGGATGGAACAGACCAACATAAACGTTTGGTTGTTGACCACGACCATCACACGGGTGCATTTCGTGGGCTAGTTCATGGGAGATGTAACACACTCTTGGGAGATTGTCAGGAAGATGAAGCGGTGCTCTTGGCAGCTATCGCATATTTACGACGGAATAAAATCTGACTATTCAACCTACTTATAGATATGCCAGTAAGCTATAAGGCTTAAGTTTGGCACCGAGGTATCATAAATGCCGAGTCTAGCTCCGGGCGTGCAGTCCAATACACTAGCCGCCTTCCCACAAATTGCGTATGACCGCACCGCCATCATGGAATGGCAAGCCAACACCCCGGCTCTTGAGGAACTCTGTGACTTCCGTCCGCTTCCTCGTCGTTCTGGCCGTACCATTCAGTTTTACGGTCAGCAGCCCTTCGTTGCCGCTGGTGGCCCTGTTTCAGAAGCTGTTCCGGGTCCGTCCCTGAGCCTGTCTCAGGTGTTCAGCGATGCTTACGCTGACGAGTATGCGGACTGGATTGGCATCGACAATGTTGCTCAGACCATGTTCTTGGCTGACATCACGCTCGACGCCTCCCGCAACCTGTCCTACCGTGGTGCCCTCACCGCCAATCAGGTAGCGTTCAACGCTTTTGAGTCTGCTGCATCGGCTCAGTCTGCTGCTCGTATCGACCTCGCAGACAATCAGTTTCTGCTCTCCAACACCATCCGCAAGTGCGAAGCCCAATTGATGGGTAACAATGTTCCCGGACGTGACAATGGCCTCTATGCCAGCGTCATGCACCCTTACATGTGCTACGACTTCACGTCTGACAACAGCCAAGGTGGCTGGACCGACGTTGCGAAGCGCAGCACGGAAGGTGCAACCGCGTTGAAGACTGACATGGCTCGTGGCTACTCGGTTTACGAGTGGGCTGGCGTTCGCATCGTTCGTACTTCGACCGTGCCGACCTACAGCAACTATCCGTCGTCTGGTAAGACCGGATATGCCTGCTACGTTGTTGGTCGCGAAGCCATGCTGGCCTCTGAGTTGATGGGCCAGAAGGTTCCCCGCAACCCGAACTTCAAAGTCAACGTGAAGTACTTCGGCGATAACGATATGGACTTGTCCAACCCGACCCTTCAGACTCGCGCAATCGTGAGCTATGACTGGTTCCTTGGGGTCGT